TACCAACATCACAACCCGTAAAAAAGGCGTCATAACGTCTTCCAACATAATCTGATCCTAATTCTAGTGTATAGTGTACAACATTATATCCCATTTTAACAGCGTGGCCGCCTAATGCGATTAATGACCAAGATTTACCACCACCAGGATTACCGAATATTAAACCAAAGTCACCTCCACCAAGTCCGCCTTGTAATAAATCATTAAATTTATCCCACGGAGTAGCAATAGGTACTCTATGTTCTTCACGATAACGTTCTTCAGTATCTTTTTCATATTCATGACCTATATTTTTGTCTTGACCCGATTTTAAAGCGTTGTCAACTAAATGTCTAATAGAATCATAATCACCTGCATTTAATAAATCAACACTAGATAATAGTGCTTTCTTTAATTGTTGGTTTTTACAAAAATTGCTAAATTCTTCTTCGATGTATTTTAAATCTTCATCTGATGCTTTATATGCTTCCTTAAGTTGTTCTTTAATTGACAATTGCATAACTTCGTTGTCAATTTTTTTCAATTCTACCTTTAATACTTCCATTGTAGGAGTAGTATGGTATTTTTGATAATACTTAAGAATTTCTCTCACCACCCATTTATGGGCTGAGTTGTCAAAGTAATCTTCGCTTAGTACATCATGGATATTCAATAAGAATCCTTTATGTGTTAATAATGAAGACAATACTTTGATCTGGAAGCCAGGTCCATATTGTGATAAATTTACTAATGTCATAACTTATTTATTAAAACTGTTTAATACTTTAAATGTGTTGTTTAACCAATACTCTGTGTTTTTAATTAAATGACCTAAGCCATCTTCTCCGTAATATCGTAAAAATTCTTCAATATTCAAAGTAGGAGTTGGTTCTTCTGCAACTTCTTCTAAAAACTCTTTTTCTACATCACTTAACAACGGACTTTTTAGGTTCATTATTTTATAAGTGTTTTCTAAACGATCTCGTTCCATTACGATTCGAGAATAAACTACGTGTTCTTTATATTTAGAAGCGCTTAATTCAAATAAATCTTCTAATGTCATAGGTGTGGTTTGTAATTCAGGGAATTTTTTAAATATTCCTTTTTCACCTAAACCTTTTACACCTGGTATTTTATCGGAATTATCACCTAAGAGTGTTTTATATAATATAAAATTCTCAGCTAATACTCCAAATTTATTTTTAATCATTTCACGATTATAAAATTCTCTTTCAGTTGGACGATATACAATAACGTTTTCGTTTATCAACTGTAAGAAATCCTTATCACTTGAAACAATGTATACTTTAGAGCCATATTTTTTGGGTAATACGTCGCTATAATAAGCGATAATATCGTCGGCCTCGGCCTTATCGATTGAGATGGTTTTAACTGGTAGACAATCTAGATAATGTATTAATCTGCGAATTTGATCTACTTTAGCATCGTTTTCATCTCCTAAACTTTCGAAAACATCCCAGTTAGTAATACGGGTTATATTACGTCCTGATTTGTATTCGGGGAGTAAGTTCTTCCTGTTAGTGGAAGAACCTATTCCGTCGAATATCATATAGGCAGAGGTAGGTTGTATCTGATTAATCAGAGCACCCAACGATCTTAGAAAACCACCTAAACCACCAATGTGCGATCCTGAGGAGTTTACAAAGTTTATCATTGCAAAGTTTCTTAAAAATAGATTTAATCCATCAATCAAGATAACTCTATCATGTACTTTGTCGTCATTGGTGTCATTCTCAGACATGTTGTTGAGAAGTTTAAGTAAGTCTTTTTTGTTGCTCATATTAATCTGGTTCTTGATCAAATGTGTTCATTGATTCTGATGTCTCTTCTTCTTCATAGATGTTAAAATCCATTCCGCCTAATACTTTAACCCATTCTTTAGCATGAGCTTCTTTATAAGCTTTAAGATCCTTCTCAGTATCGTTAATGAAACCATGTGGTGTCATAATGATTTTACCTCTTGTGGTAATACCATTAATGTGGTTTTTATCAATCTGAATGTTTGTACGTTTAGCAAATTCAACTTGTTTACTATCTTTAATAGCTTTAATTTTGCTAGTTCCAGCATTTGATACGTTACCAAAGGTAATAACAAAGGTTGCGTCAAACCACATTGCAAAACCACCTTTATTCATAAGTTTTGGTTGTCCCATTGGAACTTCAGCTTTCGCTGTCCATACCTTATTAACACAAACCAGAGTATTTGTATATGGTGAACTTTCTTTACGTGATAATACTATTCTTTGATTTACGCCATTACCAAATTGAGTTGACATTGCGCCTGCGTTCCACTCATTGTTATTTTTATTTGAACGAACTGATAATTCACAAGGTACTGAACCAATACTATCCCATAAGAATAATAAATCGAATGGTAAGTTACCTTTTTTCTGCTCGTCTAATAAATCTAAAATAAACGCTGCTACATCTTCAATTGTATGTAATGATTCGCGGTCAACATAAATGAAATTACCTTCATAACTAGTAATTTCGCCGGTTGTTGGATCCGGTACAGGAGTAATTTCTAATCCCATTTGTACTGCGTGTTCCCAATTCCACTTCATCTCAGTAACAATAAATACAGGTAATGTACCTACTTTTTGAGCAGAAACTGCTGCTTCAATCATTGCGGTTGTTTTACCTGTATCACTGTGACCTCGAAGTAACACAATGTGACCGGCAGGAATACCGGGCACAGAGGTTATTTCTTGAAATGCAGGGCTAAGGGGAATCCACTTTTGTTCTTTGAACTTTGTGTTCGCAGACAACATCTTTTTTTCCTTAAATTTATTCAAGTCGAACTTACTTCTAAGTTCAGAAGACACTGCCGCTGTCAGCGATGCTGAATTTTTACCTTTTGCCATATATAACTAATTTTTATTTTGTGATTATTCGTCGTCAAACATAGCATCAAACTTGTCTGCTTTGCTTGCTGGTTTTTTAGCTGTGTTTAAGCTATAATTTGCTTTTTTAGGAGCTGGATCTTCCCAAGGTAAGTCACTTTCTGGTTCTTTTTCATCATCGATAATTGAACCTTCTTCTGGAGCTTCATCTTCAGGATTTAACCATTCTTGTAGAGCTTGTTTCATCTCATCATAAGAATACTTTTTGAAGATTTCCATTGGGTTAGGTTGGTTTTCTAACAATGATTTAACCAATGTTTTGTCATCTGATAACTGTGTTTGTTTTGTACGTGGCATAATAGTTGTTTTATTATACGCAGTACCAGTTACTTCAGGTCCTACTGTGGTTAAAGTAATGTCTCTTCCTTCAGCGATGTCAGTAAAATCACCTACATCTTCATTGTCTGCAAGGTTCAAGAAATCCATATACAATTCTTTACCGAACTGCCATAATTTGACACCGTCACTTTCTTGGCCACGTACTACTACAGGAGCAAATACACGCATTTTTGGTTCTAATTTCTTAGCCAAACGCCAGTTGTCTTTGTCACTTGTTTTACGAAGTTCTTTTGCAAATTCTACAATTGGATCTTTTTCACCCCAATTCAATGGAGAGATCATTGCTTTGTTTCCGATAGTATAGTGAATTAATACTTCGGTAAATGGGTTTTTCTTATTGTACTTATTTGGTACAACGCGTACGGCTTGTTTTCCGATACTTGGTTTGAAGAATACTTGTTTCTTTTCACCGCCTCCGTTTCCTTTGGAGTTGGACTGCATTGCGCTCAGTCTTGATTTGATTTCATTTAAATCCATAACTAATCTATTTTTATAACATTAATATAATAACCTTTCTTGGCTAAACCAAGTTTATTTGAGCCTTCTTTCGAAGGCTCTTTATTTTAATCTGCTTTATCGCCGAATATTTCTTTTTCAAACTGTTTACCTACGAGAAAACTATCGCCTTCTACTGTTATCCATTCGCTTGGGGCATCATAATTTTTTTTAATTCGTGCTGTTCCGCTTTTTTTAGTACGTACATAATTTCTAGCAGCAGATCTAGATGAATATTTTGAATTAGGAGTAATAGTATAATCGATTGTATAATATTCTGGTGTGTTTTCTTTTATTTCAAATTCAATTGAAGATCCAGTTTCACCTCTATCCACGGATTGACCACCATATACTTCTTCGTTTAATGAATAACTTTTATCCATTTCATTTTTTAAGAAATCAAATACTTGATCCATGTTATTTTTTGCTTCAGAAATATGATCATCAGCCCAATCATGGCCATTTTGAAGAATATTATCAACCATAACCGGATCCATCTCCATCATCATTTCAATTTGTCTTTTCATTTGTTTTAAATTTGAAAAGAACATGTAATTTTCTAATTCAACTTCGTTTAATGAACGATTTGTACTACGGAATATAATCGAGTCACCAACAGTAGTACCAAAAAGAGTATTTAAGTCATTAACCATAGCTTTATCATCTATGTGTTTTTGAATTTCTCTATATATTTTTTGTTTAGTAGAAAATTCATCTCTATTACTCCAATCTTTATTAGATATTATAAATCCTATTTCTTGAATACTATCCATATCATCTATTTCAGACATCATGTTGTATATATTCATTATAGATTTACCTGTAATTTCAGATTTAGCCTTTAATTCTTGATTAGATAAAGCCATATCTTCATTTAATTGAGACTCGGTAATAATACCAGCCAATTTTTGCATTTTTTTAAACTCGTTCATCGTGTTCTATTTGTACGGTATAAATATTATAGCTCTACTATCTTGTAAATCTTAGTATTCAATTGTTTTAACTCGTTATGATTAGTTAACAACACACAATTTCTATAATGTTGCCAATCAATAACAAATTTAG